GAACTCATCATCCTTGACCCCATCTTTCAGGCTGTCTTTGAAGAGGTCATCGATCTCGGCGGGATCAAAGCCGGTGAGGGACACATCGAAGTCGGCACCCTGCAGGTCGGAGATGAGGAGCATCAGCTTGTCCTTGTCCCAATCGCCGGAGATTTTGTTGAGGGCGATGTTGAGGGCTTTTTCCCGCTCCTCATCCAGCTCCACCACCACGCACTCCACTTCGGTGACGCCCATGTCCATGAGCACCTTCAGCCGCTGATGACCGCCCACCATCCGTCCGGTGGTCTTGTTCCAGATTACCGGCTCCACATAGCCGAACTGCTCCATGGAGCGTTTCAGCTTATCGTACTCCGGGTCGCCGGGCTTTAAGTCCTTGCGGGGATTGTAGTCGGCGGGGATAAGGTCGGCGGTGTGTTTGCGCTCAATCAGCATACTTTTCCACCGCCTTTCTCAGCTCCTCGGTCTTGTCGAGGTTCTCCCAGTTGAACTTGTAGCCGTTGAAGTGGCCGTAGGCGGCGGTGTCAGCGTAAATGGGAGCGCGGAGATGCAGCAAGGACATGATAGCGGCGGGACGCAGGTCGAACACGTCCAGCACCGCCAGCCGGATCACATCCTCGTCCACCCTGGCGGTGCCGAAGGTGTCGATCTCCACAGCGGTGGGTTCCGCCTTGCCGATGGCATAGGAGATGGATACCTGGCATTCCTCCGCCAGCCACGCGCCCACCACGTTCCGGGCGATGGCTCTGGCCATGTAAGCGGCGCTGCGGTCCACCTTAGTGGGGTCCTTCCCGGAGAAGGCTCCGCCGCCATGGGCGGCAAGACCGCCGTAGGTGTCCACCATCAGCTTCCTGCCGGTCAGGCCGGTGTCAGCAGCGGGACCGCCCTCCACAAATCTGCCGGAGGGGTTGATGAGGATCTCCGCATCCTTGGGGAAATCGAAGCGGTCCAGGATGGGATACAGAACCTCCGAGATGATCTCCCGGCGAAGCTCCTCCAGATCCTTGTCCGCATCGTGCTGGACAGACACCACAATGTTCTTGGCGCCCACGGGTTTTCCGTCCTCATAAGCCACGGTCACCTGGGCCTTGCCATCGGGGCCGATGCCGCGGATGGTCCCATCGTGCATGGCGTCATCCAGCCCTTTGCAGATATCGTTTGCAAAGACCACCGGGATGGGCAGACGTGTCCAGGTTTCCCTGGTGGCGTAGCCGTACACGGTGCCCTGGTCGCCGGCGCCGGTGGAAGCGAACACATCCTCGCTGCCGCTATTCCGTACCTCCAGAGCGGAATCCACGCCGCCGGCGATGTCGGGACTCTGCCGGTGAACATAGACGAACACGATGAATTTCATGGGGTTGTAGCCCACCTTGCGGAGGACTTCCCGCACCACCGAGCGGATGTTGATTTTCGCGGCGCAGGTGATCTCCCCGCAGACGAAGATTTTTCCCTTGGTGGCCATGACCTCACAGGCGCAGCGGGAATAGCGGTCATGCCGCAGGCACTCGTCCAGAATGCTGTCGGCGATCAGGTCGCACAGCTTGTCCGGGTGACCGCGCCGCACGCTCTCAGCCGTTTTGTATTTTGTCATGTCAGTTTCCTTTCCGAGCGGACAGCAGCCGCTCCATCACATCGTCCTGGGGCGTGGCCCCGCCGTACTCGCTGGAACAGTTCTCCTTGACGATCTGGTAGATCTCCATCCACAGGCGGTTGGTCTGGGACATGAAGTTCTGACTCATCGCCACATAGGGGCTTTGAATGGCGTTCCCCGTGGTGGGGTGCTTGGCGAGGAAGCCGTACTCGGTGATGGCCTCCTCGCACTGTATCCAGCGGGCCACGCTCATGGCGTATCGCTCCAAAAGCTGCGGGGAAACGAGAGCGGCGCAGCCCCGCTCCGCCAGCCAGGTCCAGGTCTTCTCAAAGACCTCGGCGGCGACCAGCGTCTTGCCATCCTTCTGGGTGGCGGACAGCATGGCTGACGGTTTCGGCATGGGCTGACCTTCTAAATCGGCTGTGTCCTGAAAGTCGATGACAGTCAGCTTCCTTCTGCCTGGATTTCCCTCGGCGATCTTGTCGGCGAGGGGCTTTCTCTTTGCGCCGGCACCAGCACGGGCGCCGCCGCGGTTGGTACCGTCTTTGGCCACAGACTTCCTCCTTTCTCGGCCTGGGGTATATACCCCCTTTGAAACCGCGATTTTGTGCGCGAGACCCCCGGCCCGTTGCACGGCCCACAGGCTGTAGAGATTTTTATCCCCCTACCGGGTGCTTGTGCCAGCGGTCCCCGCACTGGGCGTGGATTCTGGCGTGGCAGGATTTACAGAGGGCAACGAGGTTGTCCCGTGCATGTGTGCCGCCCTCAGAGAGAGGTACCTTGTGATGCACCTCTTCGGCGGGGGTCAGCCTGCCATCCCGCTGGCACAGCTCACACAGCGGATGCTCCTGGATGTACCGGTCGCGGATGCGCTTCCAGGCGCGGCCATACCTGCGGCGTACAGCCGGGTCACGGTCGTACTTCTCGTAGCGTTTGGCCTCCGCCTTGGCGTGCTCCTCGCAGAACCTGCCGTCCGTCAGCTTGGGACAGCCGGGATACGAACAGGGGCGCTTGGGCTTTGTGGGCACCGTTCCACCTCCTTCCGGGCATAAGAAAAGCCACCGCAGGGGTAGCCCCACGATGGCTTCGCTTGATTCTTTTGGCAATTTTAATGATACACTACGGAGCTACTCTCATTCAATACATCGAACTCTCATGTTTCCTGGGGGACGGGAAATTCCCGCAGCGCCCAATCGTGGAGACGGTAGATGTGCTGGATGGAATAGCCCATGTCCACGGCGATCTTCTCCCAGGGCATGAAGCACAGATACCGCTTCTCTAAAAGGAGCTGGTACTCGGCGTTGGGGATGGATTTCACCCGCCGGGTGATCTCCCGCTTCAAATCCACCAGTTCATCGATGTCGTGGTTGATCTCGTTTTGCAAATCCACGATCTTGACCACCGCTTCCGCCATGCGGGACTCGGAGCGGTTGGGGTTGCGGGGCATCCCCGTAAGGGTAGCCGTGGCGTGGGTGGCCAAATCGTTGAGAGCCGCGACCTGCTGGATTTTGGCGTTGATCCGGGCGTCCAGAAGCCGGGCTTGGGATAAATATTCTTTCGCTGTCATTTTCGCACCTCCAGATCCGCTTTGACTGCGTTGATCAGAGCCGACTGCGCCCGTTCCTTCTTTTGAAGGGCGGACATGATCCGCTCGTCAATGGTGTTCTTCGTGATAATGTGGTGGATGACCACAGTTGTGTCTTTCTGCCCCTGCCGCCAGAGCCGGGCGTTGGTCTGCTGGTAAAGCTCCAGCGACCAGGTCAGCCCGAACCAGACGAGGGTGGAACCGCCGGACTGCAGGTTCAGCCCGTGGCCGGCGGACGCCGGGTGAATGACCGCCACCGGGATCTTGCCCTGGTTCCAATCGGCGATGTCCCCGCTGGTCTTGATCTCCCGAACGGTGAACCGTTCCCGGATGCGCTCCAGGTCGTGCTTGAACCAGTAGGCCACCAGGACGGGCTTGCCATTGGCGGCTTCGATGAGGTCCTCCAGTGCGTCCAGCTTGCGGTCGTGCAGCCGGAGCACCCGCTTGTCCTCCCCATACACCGCGCCGTTTGCCATCTGGGAGAGCTTGTTCGCCAGAGCCGCCGCGTTCCCGGCGTCCACTTCTTCACCGTTCAGGGAGAGCACCAGCTTCGCCCTCATGGTGTCATAGGCTTGCCGTTCCTTTTCGGAGAGGTCGACCTTGACCTCGTTGACCACGCATTCCGGCATATCCAGATAGTCGCCGGCCCGCATGGAGATGGTGATGTCGGAGATCTTCTCATAGATGGCGTCCTCGGCTCCCGGCAGGGGTTTGTAGGAGAACACCACTTGGGCGTTGCGCTTGTCCGGCTGGAAGTAGACGCTGCGGTACCGGGTGATGAACCGGCCCAGGCGTCTGCCCATGTCCAGCACTCGGAACTCCGCCCACAGGTCCATCAGCCCATTGGAGGAGGGCGTGCCGGTCAGGCCCACGATGCGCTTGACGCTGGACCGCACCTTCAGCAGAGCGCGGAACCGCTTGGCCTGGTAGCTTTTGAAGGAGGACAGCTCATCGATGACCACCATGTCATAGTCGAAAGGTAGCCCGCTGTCCTCCACCAGCCACTGGACATTCTCCCGGTTGATGATGTACACGCTGACCCTCTGCAGGAGCGCCGCCTTGCGCTGGGCTTCGCTGCCGACCGCTACCGAGTAGGTAAGCCCTCTCAGGTGGTCCCACTTCTCAATCTCACCGGGCCATGTGTCCGCAGCCACGCGGAGCGGAGCGATGACCAGCACCTTACGAACCAGGAAGCTGTCCAGACAGAGGTCGAAGATGGCGGTCAGGGTGATGACGCTCTTGCCAAGGCCCATGTCGAGGAACACCGCCGAAACGGGATGCTCCAGGATGAAGTCCGTGGCGTAGGTCTGGTAGTTATGAGGACTGTATTTCATCCAGTATCCCTCCAATCTGCTCTGGGCTGTCGATGCGGTACACCGGAAAGCCCAGGGCTTCCAACTGCTGCTTCCGCCTTATCTGCAAAGGCCGGAGCGCCTTGCCGGGCGCTTTCAGCTCAATGAAGGCGATTTTCCCCTTGGGGAGGAGCACCAGGCGGTCTGGCACTCCATCAAACCCAGGGCTTACAAACTTGGGTGCGAGACCGCCCATGATTCGGACGGCCTTCACCAGCTTGGCTTCAATGGCTTTCTCCCGCATATCGGCCTCCTGTGTTCCGGGAACCGAAAAATCCCCTTATGCGCGTATATGCGTGTTCCGCGTGCTGATGACCTCTATTTCTTACATCTTTCGATATATAAGAAATGTTGGGAACACAGGAACAAGGAAGCCGGTTTTCCTTGCCGCTTATGGGGCTTCCGCCGTTCCCATGGGGTGTTCCGGCGGGGGTTCCAAAGTGCGGAGCCGCCCCTGGGAACTTGTTCCCGGATTTTGTGCCTGAACGTCTCTTCATTGGGAACACCCCTTCGGAACAAAAACGTACTGCGGCCCATAGAGGGGGATGCGCACCTTGCTCTCCGCCCGTTTCCAGCCCAGCCGCGCCAGGATGCCCGTCAGCTCATTGCTGTCGGTGCGGCGCAGGTTGGCCCGTTCCTTGCCGAAGCACTCGCACCAGATCTCCATATTGGACACGTTGGTGCGCTTCACCGTCCCCTTCTCCTGCAGACCGCCGAAGTCGGAGCCGGTGAGGAAGTTGCGGCGTTCAAAGAGGTCCATCTCCGCCCAGCGTTCCGGCAGCAGGGTGTCCAGGTACTCCCGCACCAGCCCCTCGCGCTCATCGGACTCCATGGCTTCCCGCTGCTCATCTTTGGCCAGCGCGTCCATTTCGGGAGAGAGGTAGAGCTTCTCACCCTGCCGCACATACACGAGGGCTTCCGCCCAGATCTGTAGGATCTCCTCGTGGGTCAGGTTCCAGGACTGCTTCTTCCCGCTGCCGGGGGTCTTGACCGGCCAGA